GTTCCAGGAAATGGTATCAGATTTGAAAATGGTGTTCATGCAACCATGACTAACACAACGTCTTTGACTATTGGTTACACTGGCTAGGAGTTTAAATGGCTAATACTACTTCAGGAACGGCGACGTTCGATAAAACTTTTGCTATTGACGAGATAATAGAGGAAGCTTTTGAACGTATCGGGCAGCAAAATGTTGCTGGTTATCAATTAAAAAATGCCAGAAGAACATTAAATATATTGTTTCAAGAGTGGGGCAATAGAGGTATTCACTATTGGGAAATAGATGAACTTAATTTAGATTTAATTGAGGGACAAGCAGAGTATGATTTTTTTAGATCTAGTGATGATGGTACAAGTGCAACATCTACTCCAAACGGAATATATGGAATGTCCGATGTTCTTGAAGCACAGTTAAGATCTAATAGAACTCAAACAACACAATCAGATAGTCCTATGACAAAAGTAGATAGATCCACTTACGCAGGCTTTTCTAACAAACTATCTAAAGGAACACCTAACCAATATTGGGTAGAAAGATTTATTGATAAAGTTAGAGTGCATATTTATCCAACACCAGACTCTACAAATGCATCTAAAGATATGCATTTTTATTACATAAAAAGAATACAAGATGTAGGTGATTACACAAATGCAACTGATGTTCCATTTAGATTTGTACCTTGCATGGTATCAGGATTAGCGTATTATTTAGCTATGAAATATGTGCCACAATTAACTCAAACAATGAAATTAGTTTACGAGGATGAGTTTGCAAGAGCGTTAGCAGAAGATGGTTCTGCATCTAGCACACACATTACTCCTAAAGCATATTACCCAGGATCATAATGGCAAAATACGCAACAGGTAAATACGCAAGAGCAATATCAGATAGATCTGGTATGGAGTTTCCATATAAAGAAATGGTTAGAGAATGGAATGGATCTTTTGTGCATGTATCTGAATTTGAACCAAAACAACCACAACTAGAGCCAAAACCTATGAACGGTGATGCAATATCATTACGACATGTTAGACCTGACAGAATAGAAACAGCTGTTCCAAAACTATTACCATTAAATCCATTTACTACAACAAATGGATCTACAACAATATCTGTAAATGAACCCAACCACGGTCGATCAACTGGTGAAACTGTTTGTTTTAGAGATGCAAATGTTGTTGGAGGAGTGGCTGCAGCAACAATAAATTTAGCTGCAGGATATACGATTACAAAAACAAATGATGATAATTATACCTTTGCAACATCTACAACATCTAGTATAAGTGAGACAGGAGGAGGTGGTTCTGTATCAGCAGGACCAGTGACAGTAACAGCATGATTAAAAAAATAAAAAATTTTATATGTAGTTTATTTGGTATTAAACAATGTGGATGTCCTGAAAAAGATGAACATCTTCAATTGTACGAAGACATGCCAGAACCAGAAACACCTATGTACACAGATGTTGATGGTAAAGCAATAAAATGTGGAACACATAATAGATACAAAAAAAGTTGTCCTATTTGTAAAGAGGTTGCAGGAATAGTATAATGGCAGGATTAAGTGCATCAGGATTAAAAACACAAATTAGAAGTTATACAGAAACAGACTCTAATGTATTATCAGATTCTGTTTTAGAAAATATTATTTTAAATGCACAATATAGAATAATGAGAGATGTTCCTATTGATGCTGATAGGAAACAACAAATAGGTAATTTTATTGCAGGTCAAGATCAAATAAACGCGCCAGCAGGATGCTTATTTATAAGAAGTATACAAGTTTATGATTCTACATCAGCTACAACAGGTGCTAATTCATATTTAGAAAAAAAAGATTATACATATTTACAAGAATATGTTCCCTCTACCGAGTCTGCAAAAAGAGCTAAACCTAAATATTATGCTATGTACGGAGGAGCAACAGGGGAATCTGATACTACTTCAGGACGTATAGCCATAGCTCCTACTCCAGATCAAAATTATAAATTTAGGGTACATTTTAATTTTATGCCTGTTCTATTAGAGAATAATGATACTAATTATATTAGTCTTAATTTTCCAAATGGGCTACTGTACTGTTGTTTATCAGAGACATATGGATTTTTAAAAGGTCCAATAGATATGTTGACACTATACGAAAACAAGTATAAAACTGAGGTACAAAAGTTTGCTAACGAACAAGTCGGTAGAAGACGAAGAGATGACTATACAGATGGCACTGTTCGAATACCGGTAAGATCAGTAAACCCGTAGGAGAAAATTATGGCAATAACATCGGCAATATGTAATAGTTTCAAACAAGAGCTTTTAGTTGGAACACATAACTTTACAGCCACAACTGGAAATACTTTTAAAATAGCATTATTCACAAGTTCAGCAACATTAGGAGCAAGCACAACGGCTTTCTCAACTTCAAACGAAATTACAAACTCATCTGGAACTGCTTACACATCGGGTGGTGCAACTTTAACAAGTGTAACTCCAACTTTAGATTCATCAACTGCAGTTTGTGATTTTAGTGATGTAAGTTTTACTTCTGCATCTTTTACAGCTAATGGTTGTTTAATTTATAATTCATCACAATCAAATAAAGCAGTTGCTGCAATTGCATTTGGCGGTGACAAGACAGTTTCTTCAGGAACTTTTACAATTCAATTTCCAGCAGCAGACGCAACAAACGCAATCATACGATTAGCATAAGGAGGTCCTCCTTATGGCAAACACTTGGAACCAATCAGGAACAACCTGGGGCACAGGTCGTTGGGGAACAACTGAAGCTTTTACAAGTGGTTGGGGCGTTGATGCATGGAATACAGGTGGATCATGGGGTCAAGCTACTGATGAAGTAGCACAACTAACTGGTCAAAGTATAACTGCATCTTTAGGAGAGCCTATATCAGGATCTTTAAATGGTTGGGGTAGAGATACTTGGAATGGTGGTCCATATGGAGAAAGTGATAACCCAACTATTACATTATCAAGTCAATCAATTACATCTTCAGTTGGATCAGTTACTGCTTTTCCAGAACAAGGTTGGGGCAGAGATACTTGGAACTTTGAGTCATGGGGTTTTAGTGGTTTAACAGTAGAATTAGATGGTCAATCAATAACATCAAATTTAGGTGCTAATGGTTGGAGTAACGCATCTTATGGTGACAACGGTTGGGGTATGTTTACTTTAAACCCTGCGGATGTGGTTGGAGTAACAGGAGTTAATTCAACATTTGGAGTTGGTTCAACAACAATTATATTATCGCCAACAGTTTCATTATCCGGATCTGCTATAACTTCTTCTGTTGGATCAATAACTCCTGCAGATGTAGTTGGATTATCTGGTCAATCAATAAATTCTTCAGTAGGTTCTATTTCACCTTCCGACGTAGTTGGATTATCTGGTCAATCAATAGCTGGCTCTACAGGATCAGTTGAAATAACAACTGCACAAATTGTAGATGTAAGCGGTGTAGCAGCAACATTATCTGTTGGATCAATAACTCCAGATCAAATGTCTGTAGGATTATCTGGTTTATCAAGAACTTTATCTGTGGGTTCAATATCACCTGCAGACGTGGTTGGACTAACAGGACAACAAATAACGTCCTCTCTTGCAGGATTTGGATCATCAACAGGATTTGGAATACAAGCTTATCAAGATGTTGACACAGGATCAAATATTTCGTATTCTGATGTTGCAACAGGCTCAAATATAACATATAGTGACGTCGCATAGGAGAAAATTATGGCATCAACATTTACGGGATTAGGTGTAGAACTTCAAGCAACTGGTGAAAACGCCGGTACATGGGGGACGAAAACAAATACAAATTTACAACTTTTAGAACAAATAGCAGGCGGATTTACACAACAAGCAGTATCTGATTCTGGAGATACAACTCTTTCAGTATCTGATGGATCAACTGGTGCAACTCTTGCACACAGAATGATCGAGTTTACAGGATCGTTAAGTGCTGGAAGAAACGTAACTATACCTATTGATGTTCAAACTTTTTACTTTTTAAAAAATTCAACAAGTGGTTCACAAGATGTAACATTTAAATATGTTTCAGGTTCTGGAAGTTCTGTTGCGGTTGCACCTTCAAGTGTTAAAATCGTATTTGCTTCTGCAAACGATGGCACTAACCCAGATATTATTGATATTGGAATGGGTGATGTAACACTTACAGGGACGCAAACTTTAACAAATAAAACTTTAACTTCACCAAAAATTGGTACATCTATTAATGACACTAACGGTAACGAGTCAGTTAAACTTACAGCTACAAGTTCTGCAGTAAATGAGTTTACAATAGCAAACGCTGCTACAGGAAATGATCCAACATTATCTGCAACAGGTGGCGATACAAACATAGATATAGCTATCGTACCAAAAGGATCTGGAGAGACTGTGTTTGGAACAGGTTCCGCTGCAGCAACTATAACAACTAGTGGTGCACACGATCTTGTTTTAGATACTAATTCAGGAACTAACTCAGGTACGATTACAATAACTGATGGTGCAAATGGAAATATTACTATCGCTCCAAACGGAACTGGAGTAGCACAAGCCGTAGATGGTGGAGATAATACAGCTGCAATAAAAATTGCAGGTAAAGAAACTATTTGGGTTCCAGCAGTTGCAATGTATCCTAATACTACAAATGGATGTTCAGATATTGAGCAAGTTGAATTATCAAATGGCCCAGAGTTAAAAGTTTTAGATTTTGATAAAGATTCAGATGAGTTTGCTCAGTTTGCAGTTGCTTTCCCTAAGTCATGGAACGAAGGCACAATAACTTTTCAAGCATTTTTCACAGCCACTTCAACAGACACAGGAACAACATCGTGGGCTTTGCAAGGCGTTGCACTAGCAGATAATGGAGATTTAAATACTGCTTTTGGAACTGCAGTTGCACCTACAGCAAAAGCACATAGTGGGACATCAAATGATTTAGACGTAACAGCAGAAAGTGGAGCAGTAACTATAGCGGGCTCACCTAGCACAGATGAGTACGTATTTTTTCAAATATCAAGAGACGTTTCAGCAGATGATTTAAATGCTGATGCAAGATTACTTGGTATTAAATTATTCTTTACTACTGACGCTGCTAACGACGCATAAAAGGTATAGAATATGAGAGATATCAAAAATAAACTTACAATAGGTAAGAACACAAAAGACATACAATCCCGTAAAGGTAAATCATTTGGTTATCAAATTTTAGGATTTGGTTCTGCTGGTGGGGTTTGTACAGATTTTATATGCGCAACTGGAGGAAACACTGTAATAGAATGTGGATCTCATAAAATTCATATTTTTACTAGCTCTGGAACTTTTTGTGTAGCTAGAGCTCTGGTGCCTGCTAACAATAACGTAGACTATTTAATTATCGCTGGCGGTGGCGGTGCAGCAAACCATAAATCTGGAGGCGGCGGAGCAGGAGGTTTTAAAGCCTCTTCTGGTGCAGCTTCTGGTTGTTACACAGCTAGTCCTTATGGTTCAGGAGTATCGGCGGTGCCTGTTTCAGTTCAAGGCTATCCCATAGTTATAGGGTCTGGAAGCCCTGGAGGCCCTGGATGTGGACAACGTGGAAGTAATTCATCAGGATTTAGTGTAACCTCAACTGGTGGTGGCGGAGGAGCAGCCTCAACTAATAACCCTGATCAACGAGATGGAGGATCAGGCGGAGGAGCCGGTGGCGGAGGTTCACCGGGTTCAGCAAGTCCACCAGGTCAAGGAAACAATGGAGGACCTGGATCCGGCGGATCTCACAATGGAGCTGGTGGAGGCGGCGGCGGAGCAGGAGCGGCTGGCGGCGGAGCCTCAAGTAACCAAGGAGGTGCGGCTGGAGCTGGCGAAGGCACAGCTATTACAA